ATCCTGCACTTGATACGGTTGAGTTCTGCTATGAAACACACGAAGGCATGAGCAGGTATTCCACTGCGGCGCATGAGATGTCGCATATGTTCGATTCACATCTGGGGAAGGTTGAACTTTCTTACAAAGAGGTCGATGCCATTAATGCGCGCTGCAAATTCGGTTCTGGAATGCTTAAAACCATCAATCCAGTGGCGTCTAATAGTGATTTGTTTTTAAGCGCTGTTAGAGCAGACAAAGAAAAACTTGCCGCATTGTTAAAGGATAGCGGCACATGGGCTGTTGTCAGAAAGGATAACGGATCAGCCGGGATACAGGATGCCATGGATGGGCTTTTTTCCAAAAAAGCTGTAACACGGTGGGGTCATGGTGATAAGTATTACAATAGGTTTTTTAATGGCCGAATCAAAGGCTTTGGGAACGATAAGGAGTTAACGGCAATCTACAAAGAGTTAGGGTTTGCCAGGAACGCTACACAAGCAAAGATGGAAGCCAGAATATATGATACGGCCTCCGAAGCATGGGCAAATGTCGGAAGCGCATTAACATGCGGCGGCCCGGAACTTGAGTATTTTAAGAAGTATATGCCGAACACAGTAAATGCGTATTTGCAAATCTCAGGAATGGGGTGATTGCTTGGGCCAGCATTTGGAGCACTATTTAGATAAGTATCTGGAATGTTTCGATGATAAATTCCCGATGATACCATTGGGGAGAGGAAGAACAGAGGCTGAGAGCATCAGCATCATAAAGGAATGTCTTGAAAAGAACAAGGACGTATATGAACTTGGTTTGGTTAAAGACGAAGATAATGTAGTTTATTAAAGCATCCGAAAGGGTGCTTTTTTATTGGTCAGTAGATCAGACCTTAAACAGTCAATTCACGGGCGGACGGTTACACGCCTAAAACAACCTATGTGAAAGGAGCAACTATGAAGACAGAAGCATTGCAGGAACTTGGGTTAACAGAAGAGCAGATCAAAGAGGTATTCAAACTGAACGGCAAGGATGTAGACGCCGAGAAGAAGAAGACCGAAGCTGCAGAAGCAGACCGTGATCAGTGGAAGACCAGGGCCGAAGACGCAGAGAAGACACTGAAGGATTTTGACGGTGTAGACGTTGATGGCCTGCAGAAACAGATTAAGGATCTGGAGCAGAAAGCGGCAGATGCGGAGAAGGAATATAAAGACCGGATTTATGAACGCGATTTCGATGATGCTATTAAGGTGGCGTTTGATGGGATCGAGTTTACTTCGGATGCTGCCAAGCGGGCGGTTATGTCTGAGGTTAAGACCGGGGGCAAAGTAACGTTCAAAGATGGTACACTGTATGGATTTGAACAGGTTATTGCCGAGATCAGAGAGAAGGACGCATCAGCATTTGCAGCAGATGAAAACGGTAAGCCTCCGGCAAGGTTCACCGAGCCAAAGAAGGGCGCTGCTGGTGGTAATCACAAGAGCCTGCGTGACTACACACTTGATGAGCGGATGAAACTAAAAAAGGATGATCCGCAGCTTTACGAACAGTTAAAGAAAGGAAACTAAACAATGGCAAGAACAGGACTTTTTGGGGGATTCCCCTTTGACCCGGAAGTATTTGCAGATTATATGGCTGAACAGCCGACATGGAACGATGCAATCATTGCATCCGGCATTATCACTGAAGATCAGACCATCATGAATCTGATCGGATCACAGGGCAATGGGGCGCCCCTGCCGTTCTATACCCCGATCGACGCGGACGTGACCGCAAACCTTCCGCTGAACAATGACGGCCTGACAAACAACACCCCGATTGAGATTTCCGGTTCCAAGCAGACCGCAATGCTGATCCAGAGGATGAAGGCTTGGAAAGCAAAAGACTTCACCCGTGAGCTGACCGGGGCGAACCCCATGCAGCATGTTGCAAATTCTGTAGCCGGATATTACAGACAGGTCTGGACGACGGAACTGATGAACATTATTGATACCGTTATGGGCCTGAGCGCAGTGCAGAACCATATCACGGATATTGCCGCGACTGGCAGCACGGTATCAGATACAAACAAAATTGATGAAACTACACTGATCTATGCAGAGCAGAAAGCGCTGGGCGATGCTGCGGACAATTTTGGCATGATCATAGCGCACTCCATGATCGTTGCAAGATACAAGGCACTCGGTCTTGTGGACTTTGTGAAGTATAACGAAGCAAACGGCCTTCAGAGAGAGATCACGATGCCGACCGTCAACGGTAAAATCCTGCTCCAGACTGATCGCCACACTGTGGATACCTCCGGCTCTGTACCGAAGTATAAGACTACGATTATCGGCGCAGGCGCAGTGCTGTCCGCACGGAAGACCAATTATGAGAACCCGTATTACACCGACTACGATCCCGAGACTGCAGCGGGTGTGGAAAAACTGTATACGAAGGAAGGCCGCGTACTGCATCCGAACGGCTTTGACTTTGCAGTTGGCAATGTATCAACTGAGTCTCCGACCAGAACGGAACTTGGAACAGCAGCCAACTGGACCCTGAAGTTCAACGAGAAGAACATCCGCATTGGACAGATCATCTCCAATGGCTAATGAAAGGTGGTGGACAAATGCTGTTCATCATTCTTGCCGGTAAACCGTACTATGTAGCGCACGGGATAATGTACCCCGTGACCATTGAGGACGATTCAGTGACCATCCACGAGGACGGCTCCGAACCGAGTGCAGAGCATGGGCGGTTTACCCTTGCGGAGATACGTGCAAAATGCGGTGATACCGTGTCGAGCAAAAAGAAGACACGGAAAAAGAAAACAGAGGATTAAACAATGTATATCACCTATAGCGATTATGTGCGTTATTACGGATCAGACAGAATCGAAGAAGGACAATTCGAGCGCATTGCTCTGAATGTCGATAGAGTGTTGGACATGTTCACGACGGGGATCGATAATTACCGAAAGCTGCGGGAGGCGTTTCCCACGGATGAAGCTGATGCACAGATGGTTAAGGTATGCGGATGCCGCATAGCGGATATTATCTTTCAGGTTGAAAAAACCGAAGCAGCCGCACTGCAATCGAAGGATATGACGCAGACCGAAAACGGAGTACACGGGAAAGCTATAGCGTCGATGTCTGCAGGAAACGAGTCTGTCAGCTATGTCACTGGGACTGGTACAACACTTATTGATCAGGCGGCATCGAGCATCGAATCACAGCATCAGATTATTGCTGATGTTGTAAAAACGTTTCTGTCTGGAATAGAGGACGCAAACGGTGTCAATCTTTTGTATATGGGGAGGTATCCTCATGTATAAAGACACGGTTACGCTTTTCAACCGGGAGCGACGGTCGCAGGGGGATATATGGTATCCAACGATACTGACTGACGTTAACGTAAATGCTGACAGAGGTGCGATTGTTAAGGTGTACGGGGAAACCTCGCAGGATAATGCGATCTTAAATGTACACTATTACATGAGCAACGGCCAGCGGTGCGTGACAACGCCGGATGGCTTAAAACCTTGGATTCAGCCGAAAGAATGGCAGCGATCCGAGAATAAAAACGAAAGCGTCACCTTTACGGCAGGCGGCGCTTTTGATTTTTTCTGGCTTGGTGAATGGGACGGCGGCAGTGTGATATACGACGATAATTACGGGGATATGTCTTTTTACGATTATATGCTTGCCAATTATGATCAGGTATATTCGATCACGTCCGTTGGGGACTTTACCGTTATTCCACACTTCGAGATTACGGGGCGGTGATGATATGGCAACGCATAGTTTTCCTGACATCCACAGAGTGCAAAGTACACATAATGCGCTCGTAAGAGTGGATATATCCATGCGCCGGTTCACGAATCAGTTTAATCAAGCACAGTTTAAGCTGGACAGCGCGGTGATGACTGGTATGATCCCATTTATGCCGATGGTTACAGGGACCTTTATCAACAACACGAAAGCGCGCTCCGCAGCAATTGCCGGATCTGGTTATGTGTATGCAGCCGCACCACCGTACGGTCGTTTCCTCTATGAAGGGAAAACAATGGTAGGTGAAACAAGCGGAAGCGCGTGGGCAAAGTATGGCGAAAGAAAGGTCCTTGTAAGCCAATATGCTGGGAAAACAGCGGCGCAGGAACAATTGACATACAACAAAACAGCGCACCCGCTTGTTACGAATCATTGGTTTGAAGCCGCAAAGGAGCGGTTTGGCAAGAGTTGGGTGGCACTGGCAAAGAAGGAGGCAGGCGGTGGCTGACGATGTAAAGCCCATCGGAGTGGATGGTGTTGGATATGAAGTGCTGACGAAAGCTGTATCCGAATTGCTAAACGAGTACCCTGGCCTTTTAGGACGTGTGGTAACCTTCGAGGGGCTTGAGGAACAATCTGGCATTGCTTTTTCAGCAAACAATGGCGCACTGATAATGCGCGAGACCGTGGATATCATTGATCATGTAACGCAGACCTGCCA